GCCTACATGGAGTAGTGCAGTACTTCCAAAAATCTTAATAAAAAAATAACTTAAATATATAAATTCGTCCGATTCATCTAACAGACTTCATGCAACCTCAGAAGAAGGGAAGATAACCGCTTCGCACTACCGGACTCAAGGTAGGGAGATTGTGTAAGGGTTTTTCTTCGTTAAAGAAAAAACATATTAAAAATGGATAGAAGCCCCTACATGAGAAAAAGACATACAGAGCACAAGAAAATAGTAACGAATACGGATATAGAACGCCGGCTTCAACAAGTCTATGTATATAGAGGAATATATGCATAGCAGTTAATAAACCACCTGAAGGGAGGTAAAGCCTAAACTAACACAACATATAAATACAGATATGGCGGCGAAACGAGTAAGAATAACGGATATATGCTACATTGACGCTCCCTATCTAGACCCCGTACTGTGTGCACACTATCCGGCGCACTGCAGGTTCGAGAGAGAAGAGTTCAACGACAAGAAGAACAAGGCAGTCACATGGGAGGATCAATGGAGAGACTTCAACGTTCTCGTAGCCCAGGGTTATAATAATATGGGGCCGAACGTGTACCTACCCGTCCAGCCCACTGCATATCCGCCAGACTATCATGGCCATGACTATCCTCACTATCACAATGTAGGAGTTGTAGATCAATAAAATATAAGATTAAATCAAATCACTGCCTCTGAGTGTTAATATCTACGTCTTCTATTAGTCTTATGGTTATCAATATTACAATAATTCATGCTATGACAGCATTCCTTGTTCACAACGACTGGTACCCAGTCTAAAATATCCCAAAAAGAATCATCAGCACAAATAAAATGATCTTCATCGTCATCACAGAGGAACACCTTGTAAAACCGCCTGCGTAGTGCTTGATATTGCTCCTCCCTATCAGAATAGTCGTACCACTTCCTCGGATGCACGTTCGTAGTGACGGCAACATACTTGGTCAGGTACCATTCAAAAGATCCTTTCACTGGCACTTGTCGAGGATACGAGTCGAGGATCTTCAGGAGAGTGTCCAGCCTCATGTGGGACGCAGCCCCGCTGAAATCATCCATTAGGATGCGGTCGTGCCGATCATACCCATCCCACCAGGACCCTGTGGTCGCAATGGGCATTTCATAGAACTTGGGATGGTTCGCCCACTTCTTATAAACACTTAAGGTCTTCCCGGTACCCGTCCTACCGTAAAATAGATAAACCTTAGTCCGAGGACCCTCAGGATCCCACTTGGGGCGGTAGACAGCCTTCAAAGTATTAACAAGACGAGGGTACTTGGCCAATTGCTGTAAATGATTCTCAGCTAACTGCCTAATACTAGACCCTCGCTTGATGGCCTCCCGCAACGCCTCCAAGTCGGTCCTGGCCCCTTGCCCCTTGCTAATAACGCCTAGAGAGAAGGGACCTTCGATGCGCCCTTCTAACTTGTGACAGTAAGCATCGCATTGCTGGGCGGTGCCTCTGCGTACAAGGAAGGTCGCAGTACGACTGATGTGCGCATGTAACCACGACTCGTACTGGCTCTTGCACAACTCTATGTGCCCTTGTAGATGTGGGTGCCCGGTCTCTGCGCCTGCCTCCAACTGCCAAGATAGGTAGGAGACCCCGGCAGGCAGTACCTTCCAGGCCTCACCGACGAGATCCTTACCGTAACTGCCGGCCACTCCATTGTCGGTGAAGAACCAGTGATGGACACGAGGGCCCCTCTTGCGCCGCTTGGTTGGTCGTTGTAGACTGACCAACGCTTCCGCCAACTCTTGCGTCCCTTGAGCCATATACGAAGCTGGGACTGGGGACCGAGGTTGGGGGTAATATAATACCCCAACCTCGATCCCCGACCGATATATGCAAAGTGAACATCACTTCCCGCAAAAATGCCGATAAACGAATCTAGTTGCAGAACCGAAAGTTCGGACCAATCGGAGCTCTCCGTCTGAGAAACACGGCTTCCGACTGTTCTCCGGAAAATCCCGGCTAATGTCTACGATACGTACCGGAGTTCGCCGGGAAACCGTCGCGATACCTCATGTAATTCCAGGAAAACCGGGTTACGGCAAACTATATAAGACAAATAAAAAAGATTCGGAAACTAGTTCCGAAAAATAACATACATGAGCGAATCTATAGACCCTCCCCCTACAAAACCAAGACTGTGGTGTTACGAGACAGACGTGTGGATATTCCCAACCCCAGCAGACTATGTCTCGCAAACGAGCCCGAACGATCCCTACGGTGAGGGCGGCACGCCGCCCCATAGACAAGCAATTGATAAGCATAGGAATAGAGGGCATAGCGGGCGCTCAGGTGTCAACAGTCTTGCGGTCAGCGGTAGTATTCCCAATGACACTCACAGGACTTAGATGGTCCTTGTCGGCAGTCCATGACGTAGGCACCAGCTTCACGGAATTATTCTGGGCAATAGTGATAGTGCCGCAAGGAACCAGCGCTTCAACAATATCGAAAGGAAATACGAGCACAATGTATGCACCCGAGCAGAACGTGTTGACATTCGGGGTGGCCTTCTCAACGACTGCTGTAGGAGCACAAGCTGTACAATTCGAAGGGTCAACGAAGACGATGCGAAAGATGAAAGTGGGAGATACTATGGAATTCATCGCCTTGTCAGAATCGGTAAATACATGGGGCCTACATGGAGTAGTGCAGTACTTCCAAAAATCTTAATAAAAAAATAACTTAAATATATAAATTCGTCCGATTCATCTAACAGACTTCATGCAACCTCAGAAGAAGGGAAGATAACCGCTTCGCACTACCGGACTCAAGGTAG